TGGCGATCTGCATCGAACACGTCCGAGAGTCTGGAGCTTGGCCCCACACCTCTGAGCACTCGTGATGCGAATCGCGCCACGGTCCCGGCGTCGCCCCGTTCGCGCGGGCTTCGATTTCGTCGAGGTCGATCATCGTCCCCTCCCGATGAAGTATCCGAGCACGATGCCAGCGCCGATGAGGCCGGGCATTGCAAACATGTAGACCCACAGATCGGCGCCTCGTAGGCAAACCATGTGCTCGCTCATGGCTCCTCCGGAATCGGAATGGCGCGGATTTTCTCCGCCGCCACATCGCAGCCCTCGTTGTGGGCGCCGGAGAGCGACTCCCTCCCTCCGGTAAGCGCGTATTTCGCCCTTTCGCACGCGGTCGCACACGCCTCCCGCATCGCCTCCGCCCCACGGCGGTAGGCTGCGCTGCGCACCTCGTCGATCGGTCGGATGCCCATGCGCTCGCGCGTCAATTCGTAGCGTGCTTGATTGTACGCCTCCCGCGTCGCGCGAAGCTCCGCGTCCTGGTTGGCCACGCGGACGAGCAGCTCGTCGCGTTCGTCGGTGAGCCGCTCCACCTCGGCGCGCGCTTCGTCGCGCTCGCGTCGAGCCTCGTGCATGTGCAACGCGCATACCTCCCACGACGCCCGCGCTTCGTCGCGTTCGCGCACAAGGCGGTCGTACTGCTCCAGCCCACGCTCGGCCTCCAGGTCGCGCTCGTCGAGGGCGGCGGTGAGTATGGCGACTTCGGCGCGCGCTTCGTCGCGCTCCTTCGTGAGCCGGTCAAAAAGCGCGTAGTCTGAATCTCTCCACCATGCCTTAGCCATTGGTCGGCTCCTCCGTGTTACGCGGCAGGTCAAACAGAACGCTTGCCATTTCCTGATACGAGAACTCCGTCAGTCCGTAGCTGCACGCTTTGAGCCGTTCGCCTGCAACGTGGAGAATCCCACGCAGTTCCTTTGCCTCCGCGCGCGCCTCGTCGCGCTCGCGCTCCATTCGGGCTTCGGATCCGTGGTGCTGGTCGAGGCGGGCGTTCTGCAGCTCGACCATCTCGCACGCCCGGTCGCGCTCGCGTTGAGCCTCTTCGAGCTGCCGCGCAAGCTCCAGCATGGCGCTCTTAGCGTCGCGCCCGGTCATGCCGGCTGCCTCCCAGGCGGCGAGGGACAGGTCGCGCTCGCGCGTCAAAACTTCAACCATTTCGATTAGCTCGCGCGTCAATTCGTACAAGCGGTCACCCCTGGCGGATTCTTCATCGCGCTCGCGCGTGACGGTCTCGAGCTCCGCTTCGAGTTCTTCGATCGTCTTCATGCTCCGTGGCTCCTCAGGTATTCGACCTCAGCCTCGAACGCCTCGACGGCGACGCTACGCGCGGCCTTCAGGCGCTCGTCGAACCCCGGCGCGGCGTAGTGCCATTCGCCCGGTGGAACGTCGCCCAGGTGGCGGATGAGGGCGCTGGCGGCGGCGCTGCGAGCCGCACGGGCGATGCGCCCGCGCTTCGTGTCGCGGCGGAGCTGCGAGCCCCAGACGGGGCCGCAAGCGTCGTCGGCGAGCTGGTCGGCGATGGCGAAGGTTAGGAGGCTCATCAGAGCGCCTCGGTCGCGACGTTGTAGCGCGCCATCTGGCGCAGCACGCGCTTGCGGTCGTCGGCGCTCATCGCGGCGAGCTCGCGGTCGGAGACGCGCACCGAGCGCGTCCAGCACTGGTCGTAGACCGACCAGAAGGTGATCGAGCCGTCGCGGTGAAGAGTAACCTTATCCATCGTCGTTGCCTTTCTCAGTTCCCCGCCCGTTCGGCGGCGTCGTCGCGATTGCGTCGACGAGTGATGTTCTACCCGTGAAAAGAAGTGTCGTCTACCTCTTTTTCACGAAGGCTTCGATTTCTTCTTTCGCGTGCGAAAACCCACGGCAAACGAGCACCGTGTGCCCGATGCTCCGAAGGTAGGCGTGCCAGTCGCGCTGCTCGGCGCTGACGCTCCCCCCCTCGGCGCGCTTCATCTCGACCCACAGGCACCACGCGGGCACGAAGAGGTCGGGCACGCCAGCGGAGACGCCCTCGGCCTTCAGCTTCGCGCCGGTCGTCCTCGACCTTTGCGACCCGTTCGGAATCGCGAAGATGCGCACGCCTCCGCGCGTCACGAGCCCGAACGTCTGGCGGAACCATCGCACGAGGTTGCGTTGCTCTTCGTGCTCCGTCGGCACGCGCGTCGTCAGAACGGGATCAGCTGCACCCACGACTCGCACTCGTTTGCTACCTCGACGAACTCGCGCGGCGGGTTTGCTCCGAACACTTTGCATGATGCACCTTCCTCCCACTCGCCGCGGTGGGTCAAGTAATGGTCGCAGTTGAGGCAGCAGCGGGGCATCGCGTTCTGCCACTCCTGAATCGTTCGCAGCTTCACCATTCGCGCCTCTTCACTCTGAAGAACTTCCCATCGCGCTCGAACGTCACCATGCGCGGCGGGTTCGCGTCGTTCATCGCAGCGGCGATCGCGTCGATGTTGTTCTCCAGCGCCCAGCCCGGCGAGGTGCCCGCGCTCTGCGCGATGGTCGCCAGCGTCCGGCGCGCCTTGTCGCCAGCGTAGCCTGGATGCGCGATCGTCAGGTACTCGTCGATGGGCTTCTCGGCGATGCCGCCGTAGTAGCGAACGCGGAGCATCTCGAGGCCGCTCGACGCGCTGACGTGGCGGCGCCACTCCCACTCGGTGACGATGAGGTCTGAGCCTTCGGCGCCCATGATGTCGTCGTTCCGAAGCGCGAACTTTTTCTCAGGCGGCGGCGGGAACACGAAGCCGCACGATGGGCAGGTTCGCGCAGTCGGGTGCACGAGCTCACCGCACTCGTCGCACACTTTCACCGGCGCTTCGCCGTCGCCTTCGCCCGCCTTGTCCGGCGGCTGCACGGCGGTGATGGGGCCGTGCGTTGCGACGACGCCCGCGAAGTCGAGCACGAGACAGTGGTCGGTGTGCGCCTTCGGGCGTAGCCCGCGCCCCGCCATCTGCACGTAGAGGCTCGGCGAGAGCGTCGGGCGGAGCATCGCGATGAGGTCGATGTTCGGCGCGTCGAAGCCGGTGGTCAGCACGTTCGCGTTCGTGAGGGCACGCAGCTCCCCGCGCTTAAACGCCTCTAGGACGCGCTGACGCTCGGCCTTCGGCGTCTCGCCCGTCACGCACGCTGCGGCGACACCTTCGGCCTGTAGCGCGTCGCAAACGTGGCGCGCGTGCTCGACGCCGCAGCAGAAGAAGAGCCAACTCTTTCGAGGCCCGGCAAGCGCGATCACCTCGCGCACGACGGCGGTGTTCTTGTCGTCGGTGTCGACGGCGGCCTGAAGCTCGCTCTCGATGTACTCGCCGCCACGCTTGTGGACGCCTGCGGTGTCGAGCTTCGCTTGCGTCACCTTCGAGCGCAGCGGGGCGAGGTGCTTCTTGTGCACGAGCTCCTCGATGCTCACCGGCTCGATGAGGTCGGCGAAGAGCGCAGGCTCGTCGGTGATGAGGCCGTGCCCGAGACGGTACGGCGTCGCGGTGAGGCCGACGACGCGCAGCGCAGGGTTGATGCGCACGAGGTCGGCGATGAGCGTGCGGTAGCCTCCTTCGTCCTTGTGGCTGACGAGGTGGCACTCGTCGATGATGACGAGGTCGACGTGCCCGACCTCGGCGGCGCGCCTTCGGACCGATCCGATGCTCGCGAACGTGATGGGCTCGCCAAGCTCTCGCCGACCGATGCTCGCCGAGTAGATGCCCATGGGTGCGCCCGGCCAGTGCTGGCGCATCTTCTCCGCGTTCTGCTCGATGAGCTCCTTGACGTGCGTGAGCATGAGCACGCGCGTCTCCGGCCAGCTCGTGAGCGCGTCGCGGCAGAGCGCGGCGACGATGTGCGACTTGCCTGCGCCGGTCGGGAGCACGAGGCACGGGTGCCCGGTCGGGTTCGCGCTGAACCATGCGTAAAGCTGGTCGATGGCGCGTTGCTGGTACTCGCGCAATTGAACGGGGCCGCTCACGCCAGGATCCTCCCGCCGAACTTCGTGCGCAGCCGCACCACGTCAGGGTCGACGCACGCCTTCGGGTTCGCGACGATCTCCGCAGACGAGAAGCCGCCGGGGCCGTTGACGACTTCGGCGCCGTCGATGCGAAACACGATGGCCCAGTCTCGCACGCCGACGAACTCGAAGGGCACGAGGTCGAAGTGCAGCGCGTGGCAGTCGTGCGCCTCGCGCATCCAGTCGGTCGGCATCACGTTCTCGCCGTGTCGCGCGCACGTCCACGTCGACTCGGGCGTGGCGGTCGAGTGTGCGCAGGTTCGACAGTTCACTTCCTTCGTAACGCGAGAGCCGTGGCAGAGGTCGTGCGCGCTGCACCACTTGCATTCGTACCACGTCGGGTCCGTCGAGATCGGCGGCGGCATCTCGTCGGCGAGGGCGATGCGCTGGCCGCGCTCGATGGCGCGCTCTGCGTGCTCGCGGTCGAGGCGCACGCGCTCGGTGTAGATGCGATCGTCGTCCTTGCAGATCGCGACGTAGAGCGCGCGGTCGACGCCGGTGCCGCGCATGTAGATCTGCATCTGGGTGTAGTGCTTCGGCTGGCTCTTCTCGACGCCCTGCTTCTCGACGTCTTCCCACGACTTCTTCGAGTGCGTCTTGATCTCGAGGACGTGCGCAGCCTTCGGGGCCTCGGGCACGCCTGCGGTGATGATGCCGTCGATCGACCCCGAGACGTGCGAGCCGAACTCCACGCGCGTCTGGTCTGCGCCGGTCGCGCGAACCTTCATCCCGATGGCGCGCAGGTCGTCGACGACCGTCTCCTCCTCGCGATGCCCGCGGCGGAAGACGCGCAGGATCCGCCCGTCGAACTTCTCGCGTACCGCCCAGCGGAAGCCGAGCCAGAGCTTGCGCTCGCACTTCTCGCCGAGCGTCGAGGCGCCCATGTGCGGGCGGAAGCAGGCCTTGTGGTCGGCGCGGGTCGCCTCGTGTGCCGCGTCGATGAGGGCGGCGATCGTGTTCTGAGGTTCGGGGATCTTCATGGGTGCTTCTCCGCAATCAGCGTCGAAAGGCGTACGGCGGCCGACGCAATCGCCTTCGGCTCGATTGCGTAATCCACCGCCCACGCGTCAAATCGCGCCGCGATCACCGGCGCGGCGTTGTCCATCAGCAACGTTCCTTCGGTCGTGTTCTCAAGCATTTGCGCGCGTCGGCAAACGCTCGGGTGGCATGTAATCCACACGCACCGCGTCTTCTGCGTCTCGGTGTTGAACCACCACGAAACGTAAGCCTCTTGCGCATCAACCTTTGCGCGACACAGGTCGCATCGTATCGTCTTCATGTCTGCCTTCTCGTGCTAGGGGAAACAATGAGGGACGCCGGCGATGCCTTCCGACGGCGCCCCTCACCTCTTCAGTCGGCTACTTCGCCCACGGGGGCTTCGGCCCAGCCTTCGGCCCAGCCTTCGCAGCAGCAGGAGCGGGCGGCGCGGAGCCCTCGAGGCTCTTGTGCCCCTGCACCTCGTTCTGCGCCTCGTAGCCGTTGCTCGCCTCGCGCACCTTGAGCTTCACGCTGACGTTCGCGCCAAGAAGCTGATCGGTGTCGTTGACCCTCGCGAGCCCGACGCAGCGGCAGAGCTCCGCGAGCTGCTCGCGACCGATACTCTCGGCCTTCGGGTTCTCGTTGCGCACGTTGTAGTTGCTCCAGACCTTGCGGCCTGCGCCGGTCGGTCCGCTGATCGTGTACTCCACGCGGAGGTACTGGCCCGTGCCGCTCTTGGTCTGCTTGACCTCGGCGCCGGTGATGGATGCGGTGTACCAGCCAGCGGGCAGCACCTCGAAGTTCTTCTCGGTGACGGGAACGGAGGACGCGTCGAAATCAAAGGATGCCATGATCAGGTGTCTTTCTTGGTGTCGGTAGACTTGTGCGGGGCAGTGATTGCGAACGACGGGC